CGCGCATGACGGACTCCACCGCGATGTCCACAATCGCGGTGATGTCGCGGTAGGTGGCCTTGCGGACCTGCATGATCATCCTGCGCCGCCGCCGTCGGTGGAAATGTTGGTCGGGTCAACGCCGTACATCGGATCCCCAGGCTCGCGCCCCCAGGCATCGCGCTGCATCGCGCCACCGACGATGCCGCCACCGCCCCCGCCGCCGCCAGCGCCGCCCCCGGTATTGGGCGGCGTATTGGTGTAGTTGGTGACACCTGCAGCCCTAGCCGCAGCCGGGCTGGAGTACATCTTCCCGTCAGGACCGTAGACCACGACTTGCGCGCCCGCGCCACCATCTGCGCCGCCACCACCACCTGCGCCGCCACCGTCCGTAGTCCCGCCCGCTATCCGGTCATAGTCAGCCCGCGTGAAGTTGGTTCCCATGGCCTGGTTCCACATCGACACCGTTTGATCAGGCGTCAGGCCCATGCGTTGCGCATAAGCCAGGCCGGCCGCAGTCCCTGCGTCTGCGTTGCTTGCGCCAGACTGGATGGCAGCCTTCAGCCCGGCGACGTTGGCACCCGGCGTGATCGTGGACCCAGTCCCCGTGCGGGCGAAGCCAGTCATGGGCGTGTTGTAGAACGTCGACCCCCACTGCAGCGTGCTGTTGGCGTTGGCGATCACGTTGTCGATCGCTGCGTTCTTGGCCTCGGGCGTCAGGTTCCCATCGGCCATGATGGCGTTGATCGTCGAGCTGGTGCTGGACGTGACGTTGGCTGCAAAGGTGCCGGGAACCTGAGCCGTCGACAGGTTGTTGGCCAGCCTGGTCATCGACTCCTGGTGCGTGCGATCGAGGTTGGCCTGCGTGGTCTGGAATGTCTGGCGCGCAGTTTCAAGGGTCTGTTGCTGCGTGCGGTCGGCGGCGTTCTCGGTTCGCTGGAATTCCTGCCGTGCAGTCTCAAGCGCTTGCTGAGCAGTGATGTTTGCGTTGCTCAGCATGATCTGCTGGGCCCGATCTTTCTCGTTCTGGGTAGCCTGGAAGGTCTGCGCAGCGCTTGCCAGAGACGACTGCTGATCTCGGTCAAGCTGACGTTGGCCAGCTTCAAAGGTCCGGCCGGCAGCGTTCTCCCCACGCTGGAACTCTTGGCGAGATTGCTCAAGCGCTTGCTGAGCAGTGATGTTTGCGTTGCTCAGCATGATCTGCTGAGCGCGATCCTTCTCATTCTGAGTGGCCTGGAAGGTCTGCGCCGCCGAGGCTAGGTTAGCCTGCTGATCTCGGTCGAGCTGACGTTGGCCAGACTCAAACTGCCGGGCGATGATTCCCTCACCGCGCTGGAACTCTTGACGTGACTGCTCAAGTGCCTGCTGAGCAGAGATGTTCTTGTCGGTCAGCATGATCTGCTGAGCCCGATCTTTCTCGTTTTGCGTAGCTTGGAAAGCCTGAGCTGCCGAGGCCAGGTTCGCCTGTTGCGTGCGGTCCAGCGCAGACTCACCACGCTGGAATTCCTGCCGTGCAGTCTCCAGCGCCTTGTTCGCAGAGATGGTTTTGTCAGTCAACATCAGTTGCTGAGCACGATCCATTTCCGCTTGAGAGGCTTGGAATGTTTGGCGTGCGGTCTCCAGGGCCTGTTGCTGAGTGCGGTCAAGCGCGCTCTCGCCGCGCTGGAATTCCTGCCTTGCCTGCTCCAGCGCCTTGTTGGCGTCAATTGTCTTGTCCGCGAGCATCAACTGCTGAGCGCGGTCCTTCTCAGCCTGTGATGCTTGGAAGGTCTGCGCCGCTTGAGCAAGGGACGCCTGCTGCGTGCGGTCCAGCGCAGACTCGCCCCGTTGGAACTCTTGCCGCGCCGTCTCAAGTGCTTGGTTGGCGGTGATGTTCTTGTCCGCCAACATGATCTGTTGCGCGCGATCTTTCTCGTTCTGCGTAGCCTGGAAGGCTTGAGCAGCGCTCGCAAGAGATGATTGCTGGTCGCGATCGAGCTGCCTTTGAGACTGCTCAAAAGTGCGATTGGCGGCGTTCTCTCCGCTCGTGAACGTCTGCTGCTGACTCTGAAGTTCGCGCTGCTGCGCGCGATCCAGCTCACCCTGCGCGGCCTGGAAGGTCTGCCTTGCCGTCTCCAGCGCCTTGTTTGCCTCAATGCTCTTGTCAGTGAGGGTGAGCTGCTGAGCACGGTCGAGCTCGTTCTGAGCTGTTTGAAACGCTTGCTGCGCAGTTGCCAGCTCCTTCTGAGCAGCGATCTGCAGGGTATTCTGGCCGGCGGTGAACTTCTGCGAGCTTTCCTGCAGCGTCACCTGCTGAGCCCGGTCCAGGGCTGACTGGGCCGCAGTGAAGTTGCGCGTCGCCTCGGCCTGCGCAGCCTGGGCCGCGATGCTCTTGTCTGCCAGCGCCACCTGAGTGGCACGGTCGAGCTCGCCCTGCGCAGCCTGGAACTGCTGCTGAGCGGTCTGCAGCAGCTTCTGCTGCTCGCGGTCAAGGGTGGCCTGTGCCGCCTGGAACTGCTGCTGCGCGTCCTGCAGATTCTTCTGCGCCTGGATTGACTTGTCGGCCAGAACAATCTGCTGAGCACGGTCGAGGTTGGACTGTGCCGACTGGAACATCTGCTGGGCAGCCAGGATTTTCTCCTGCTGCGCACGCTCGAGAGACGACTGCTCGGCAGTGAACCGCTGCTGGCTTTCCTGCAGGGTCTTCTGATTGACCCGGTCCAGCTCGTTCTGAGCGCTTTGGAAGTTCTGCTGCGCCGTCTGCAGCGCCTGCTGGGCCTCGATGGACTTGTCGGCCATCGCCGTCTGTTGAGCCCGGTCGAGCGCAGCCTGTGCGGCCTGGAAGTTCTGCGTCGCCACGTTCTGCTCGGACGTGAAGACCTGCGTGCCGATCCGCTCGCCGGTCTGGAACTGCCTGGCCCTCTCTGCCTCAGTCTGCTCGCCAAGCTGCAGGCCGAACTTGTTCTGCTCGCCGGCATTGAACATGCCGCCCTCGTTGACGAACTTCTGGTTCGCCATGGCCTGGTTGCTGTAGGTCTGCGCGTCCTGCTGAGCCAGCGGCGTGATGCGGTCGATCATCGCCGCGACGCCGGCGCCCTGCGCCATGGAGCTGTTGACCAGCCCGCGCTGGTTCATGTTCTGCAGCGCCAGCGTGCGGGCCCGCTGCATCAGCGGATTGTCCTTGGCCAGCAGCGACTCCACCTGCCCGGCCGCGGTCTCTGTCTGGCGGTCGACCTGGCGCTGCTGCACCTGGAACTGGGCGGCCTGCGTCATGGGGGCGGCGACCGCGGCAGCAGGCGTCGTCGCGGCGGACTGCCCGGCGCTAGAGTTGGCCATAGCCCCTCCGACAATGCCTGACCCGCCAGACGACTGCTGAGTGTCAAACGGGTTGTTCGGTACGGTCGTTGCCATGAGAAGCCCTCAAACGAAAATGGCCCGCCAAGGCGAGCCAGTGCGATCACTGCAGACGCAGTGACCCGCGGGAGATTGTATGGGGAAAGACAGCATTGTGATACCCCCCCCGTGCTACATCAGGGCAGCCTCGGCCTGACGGCGCCGGACCAACCCAGGAAGAACCTTGCCACCGCCCCTTGTCCAGAGCATGAGCTGCTCCTTGGCATCTTCCCAGTCGCCAGCATCCACCCGCTTGCGCAGCGTGCTGGCCCGGTATCTGGCCACGCCGAGGTTGTAGGCGAAGTCCGTCAGAGCGCCAAGGGCCCGCGGACGCACCAGGAGGGCCGGAGAGGCCTTCAAAACACCAGCCAGGTAGTTGTGCCTCAACTCATGCATCAGCCACGCCTCAGCGGTCTCCTTGCTGATCGGCGGGTGCTCCATCGTCACCTTGCTGCCGTCAGGCTTCCAGACTGTCCCGTAGCCGATGGTGGGGTAGCCGGCCGGGCAGATGTAGGGCTGAAGCCTCAGCCCCTCGAACGGCCGGCACAGGGCGGCAGCCACCTCGACGGCCTCATCGACTGCGCTCGTAGACACGGCCGACGAACCAGAAGCTGATGATCATGTTGAAGACGGCCAGGTCGTCGCTGCCCCACATCGAGGTCAGCACGTCCTTCCAGTTGCCGCCCTGCTCAATAGCGATGAGGTAGGCCGCCACCTTCACGGCAGCGTACAGCGCCAGGAACAGATAGGTCACGGTGGGCCGCACTAGCGCCGAGATGGCGGAGACAAACCAGCCGGCATTCTTGGCCGTCGCAGACTGCTCCTTGAACGCCTGCGTCATGGCGTCTAGCTCAGCGGTCTGGAGCTGGACATCGGCCTGGCGCATGGCGATCTCGCCGCGCACCTTGGCGAACTCCATCTCCGCCTCGACCATGCGCAGCTCGTGCGCGCGCTCGTTCCGCTTGTCGAAGAGCTTGAACAGCTCGGGCGCCAGGCGGAGCACGCCGCCGAACACGCCGCCAAGTAGGGATTCGATCATTTGATCCACCTCGATCCAAACTGCACCAGCGTGAACAGCACCGCCGCCGCAGCCCACACCCCGATGCCACGGTTGACCCACTGATCTACCTTGCGGTCGGTCTTGTGGATCGCCTGGTCATGCACCGCGATGTTGGCCTCGCACTTGCCGATTCGCTCGCCCTGCGAGCTCTGCCGTTCTTCGATCAGGATCAGCCTCTGCACTGCATCGGTGAGCTTGTCCACTTTCGACTCCAGTCGGCGAAGGTCCTCGCTGTACGAATCGGCACCCATGTTCAGACTTCCTTTACATCAATGTGATACTCAAGGCGCAGCGTCAAGCCGGCCAGATAAGCGGTGGCAATTCTGGCTCAACATCCGCGAACCCTGCGGGCATCGGCCGCGTGCCAGCCTCCACTTCGGCCAGCATGTCGTACAGCTTGGCCCAGGTCTCTGCCCGCCGGTCCTGGCAGTAGCTGCCCTCGGTGTTGAACTTTGGAACCGAGCACCCGGCGTAGGTGCAGGCGCACCATGGTGCTGCGGCACACGGCATCGGCGCCCACGTTGTAGGCCAGGCTGACCAGGCTGTCGAATTCGCCCTGGGTGAGCGGCGCGGTGACGCAGCGGTGCAGCGCGCCCTCGAAGTGCCGCAGCTCGCGCAGGGCCAGGGCCAGAGCCTGGGGTGGGCGTGTGGTGTCGCCCATCTGCACGGGGCTGCCGTCTGCGCGACGGGTGCTGCCGAAGCCGAACGTTGGCACGTCACCGGGCAGCGGGCGCACGGCCTGGTCGGTGTAGCCCTCGTCCTGCGTCAGCGCCACCAGGCCGGCGGCGCTGAGGGTGAGGGCTGCGGCCAGGAGGCGCGCGGGTTTCATAGGGTGGCCGTTACCGAAGCGACAGTTTTTTACTCTGGCTTGGCAGGCCAAGTCACTTCCCAAGGAAACCCTGCCTGAGCGCTGATGTCTCGCAGGGTTTGGCGGTATGCGGCCCAAGCAGCCCTGTCTGCTGGTGAGTCTGAAAGCTGGGTCCAGTCACTCTCTGCAAGCAGCTTGTTACGCTTGTCTCGTACCTTTTCGGACATCTCAGGCTCAGGAATCTGCGTGACTTCCCACGCCATGAACCACTGACCATTGCGGTTTTCTGGCGTCTTCTGGGACAGACGCTGCGTCTCACGGTCAAACGTGGGCGAATCAACCCACTCCACATGGGCGTAGTCAGCCATGCCTGCGGCATCAATTTGAATGTCCCCAATGTGGCGGGGGTACTCAAGCGTGGAGAGTTTGATGTATGTGCTCATAGTGTGGTTACTGTGGATGTAAGTGAAGAAGCTGCGTCTGTCAGGGTGGAAGTGGCACTAGTCATACTAGGTGTAGCGTCGGTCAACGAAGAAGCTGAGTCGGTGAGCGTTGACGTAGCTGCCGTCAAAGACGACGCCTGATAAGTCCAAGGACCGTACGTGCCGGTTTTAGACCCATCGCCAGGGAGTTTGGCAATAAGTACGTCACGACCTCCAGCACCAGTGCTGTTAGTATATCCTGCAACATAACAGTTTCCACTGCTATCTACCGCAATACCGTAGCCCTCGTCGCTAGCTGTGCCACCTAAAACTCGTTGCCATTGAATAGTTCCACTTGTGTTGTATTTGGCAATAAGTACGTCATAACTTCCAACACCAGCCCCATCAGTATATCCTGCAACATAACAGTTTCCACTGCTATCTACCGCAATGCCTTGGCCCTGGTCACTATTTACGCTACCTAAAACTCGTTGCCACTGAATGGTGCCACTTGTGTTGTATTTGGCAATAAGTACGTCATAACCTCCAGCACCAGTGCTGTTAGTAGATCCTGTCACATAACAGTTTCCACTGCTATCTACCGCAATACCGTAGCCAAAAGTGGCGTTTGTACTACCTAAAATTCGTTGCCATTGAATGGCGCCACTTGTGTTGTATTTGGCAATAAGTAAGTATAAAATACCACCACCAGCCCCATTAGTATATCCTGTAACATAACAGTTTCCACTGCTATCTACTGCAATACCCCGGCCCTGTTCACTATCTACGCTACCTAAAACTCGTTGCCATTGATAAGTTCCGCTTGTGTTGTATTTGGTAATTAGCAAATCAGAACTACCGGCACCAGCGCTGTTAGTATATCCAGTAACATAACAGTTTCCACTGCTATCTATTGCAATACCGTAGCCAAAATCGCTGCTGCCGCCACCAAAAGTTCTTTGCCATTGAATGGCGCCACTTGTGTTGTATTTGGTAATAAGTACGTCAGTACTACCAGCGCCGCTAGTATTTGTCCACCCCGCTGTATAACAATTCCCGCTGGAATCAACTGCGATTCCGTAGCTCTCGTCAGTGTTTCCCGGTCCGCCCAAAGTTCTTTGCCATTGAATGATGCCACTTTTGTTATACTTGGTAACAAGCATGTCATTTGAAGCACCGACCGGGCTAATGGCCACAACATAACTGTTGCCACTGCCATCTACCGCAATACCGTAGCCGTAATCATTGCTTGCCCCGCCAAGCGTAGCAATCCAAAAAACTTGAGGCAAAAGCCCTGAAAACCCAAACCCACGAGCGGAGGCAGCACCTCTTGTTCCAAGCAAAGGCATCGTTTACTCCTTACTTGAACTGGGTTTGGGCCGCCAGCACGGTGAACGTGGCGCTGGCGGTCTTGATGATGGTGTAGCTGTAAACGTCCACGCCGCTGGCGTTGCCGGCGGTTGGCGCTGATCCACCTTGCCACCTGGTCGTCACGCCTGCAGTTGCGCCGTCCACCTGCACGGTGGTGTTGTAGTAGGGCGTGGCACCTTGCGTGACCAGGAAGGCCACGGTGAGTGACTCGCCGATGGCCAGCATGGTGTTGAGCGAGTTGCTGCCGTCACCGCGCAGGTTCACCGTCCAGTTGGCCGAGGCGTTGGTGGTGTAGAGCAGGACCGACTGCGTTAGCGCGTCATAGTTCACGGTGCCGGTGGCGGCCGTGGCTGAGACGGTGACCAGCTCGCGGGTGGTGTTGAGCTTCTGGTTGTTGACGGCCGGGGCGGTTAGGGTCTTGTTGGTCAGCGTCTGCGTGCCAGTAGGCGTGACGACATCGCCCCACGTCGGCAGAGCGCTAGATCCCGCGGACAGAAGGGCCTGGCCGCTCGTGCCATAGCTTGGGCTGGTGCCGCCAAGACCAAAAGCGCCGCTGTTGTTGATGGTGAAGCGCCGAGAGCTTGCCGTGAAAATTGCGACAGAGGCGGACTCGCGCTGCAGGATGATGAAGTCGGTGTTTCCGGCTTCACCGCTACCACCAACAACCAAGCTGGTTCCGTCAGAGGCGCTTTGTCCCGTGCTGTTGTTCGATAAGTGAATGTAGGTGTTGTTGGTTGAATCCTGGTGGACGTGCAACGGCCCATACGCTGGGGTTGCAGTTCCTACGCTGACTTTGCCTGCGGTGTACGAAAGATCCGAACCAGTTAACGTCCAAGGATCTGTCGGTATGCTGAGCCAGCTCAGCACACCAGAACCGTTTGTGCTCAGCACTTGGTTAGACGAACCGTCTGCTGCCGGCAGCGTCCAGGTCACGTTGGCCGACACTGTGGCCGGCGCCTGGAAGGCCACCCAGTTGCTGGAGCCGGCGTCAGCGAACCGCAGGTCGTTCTGCGCATTCAGCGTCAGGTTGCCAGTCATCGTGCCGCCAGACAGCGGCAGGTAGCCGGCGGCCGGCAGGTAAGCCGCCTGCCAAGCTGAACCGGTGTAGACGCGCATCTCGCCGGCCACGCTGTTCCAGTACAGAGCACCCGTCAGCAGCGCGTTGCCGTCGTTGTCCAGCGTCGGGTCGGACGTCTTGCTGCCCAAGTAGCGGTCGTCGAAAGCGTCGTAGGTGGCCGCCGCATCACTGGCGCTGGTAGCTGCAGCAGACGCAGAGCCAGACGCAGCAGTCGCGGAGTTGGATGCGTTGGTCGCGCTGGTCGCTGCGGCAGACGCAGAGGCCGCAGCGCTGGTCGTGCTGCCGAAGATCGAGTCGATCTCGGTCTTGGTGTAGGCGTCGGTGATGCCGTAGCCGGACAGCGTGGTCGGGTTGGTCCCGCCGGTCGCGCGTCCGTACAGGTCGATCGTCACGGACTTGTAGGTGCCAGGCGTGACGCCGGTGGCCGCCAGGTCGATCTCGTCGGCGCCCACCACGATGCGCGAGGCTGACGCGGTGTTGACGTTCAGAGTGTTGCCCGTCTTCGTCATGCCGGTGCCGGCCGTCACTTGGCCAGCGCCAGAGAACTGCACCCAGGTCACCGACGTCGAGCCCAGCGTGCCACCCGCGGCCACCGTGCAGACGTAGCCGTTGTCGGCGTTGGCCGTGCCGTCCTCGACGAACACGAAGGCCGACACCAGCTCGGCCCAGGTGTCGGCATCAGCCGCCCTGCCCCACCCGCCCGCGGCCGCGACGTAGATGCCGTTCTCCGAGGCCGTGGACTGGTCCTTGACCAGCACCCGGTCGCCAGCGACCACAGACACGCCGTCGATCGTCTGTGCGCCCGACAGCGTGATGTTGGCCGTCGTCGCCACCCGGCAGCTTGCCTTCGCGTCCAGACCCTGCGCCACCGTGTCGACGTAGGCCTTGTTGGCCGCGTCGCTGTCCAGCGTCGGCGTGGCCAGGCCAGTGATCGTGCCCATCGATCCGGCATTCATGTCCAGCGTGCCGTTGATGGTCACGTTGCTGAACGTCGAGGTGCCGGAGCCTGCGGTCACGTTGCCGGTCACATTGCCGGCCAAGTCGCCTGTGACGTTGCCGGTGACGTTGCCCGTCACGTTGCCGGTCAGCGTGCCGGTGATGCCACCCGACGCAGACAGGGTCGTGAAGGCGCCAGATGAGGGCGTGGTGGCTCCAATCGTCGTGGCGTTGATCACCCCACCACCGATGGTCACAGACGAGCCCAGAGAGGCCGCGCCGGTCGCGCTGAGGGTGGTGAAGTTGCCGGCGGCCCGGGTGGTCGCGCCGATCGGCGTGCTGTCGATCGTGGAGCTGGTAATAGCCAGAGACTGCAGAGCCGAGCTGGCGATCAGCGCCGTACCCGTGCTGTTGACCATGGCCACCTTGTAGCCGTTGCCAGACAGAGTCGGCATCAGGTCGAAGCCGTCGGTGATGGCCTCCAGCTCCGCACGCAGCGCAGCCGACGATCCGGGCGAGTTCGGGGTCGGATAGGTCCCGTGGTTGTAAAAGCTGTTCGGCATGGTCAGCGAAGTCCTCGGCGCATTGTGTAGTGAACGATGATGGTGTTCACCGTGAACGGCTCAAAAAGGTCCGAAGCACAGGAGACGCGGATGGCGATGTTCTCGGCTGTCCCGCTGACCTCGATCTCCGACGGTGTGACATCCGAACCATCCCAGACAAAGTTGTCCCAGATCATCGAGTCCCAGTAGCTTGACCTCAGGTCGGTCTCG